TCAATTTGTGCTGCGTCTGGACTGGCGCCGCTGACCTCACAGTGGTCTCGCAAACGACGTGATGCAAAGAATCGAGTAGACCCGGCAGGCATGTAGTATGATGGGACAACTTTCAGACCAGTCTTGCCTTTAACAAACTCAGCAAAATCAGGAGAATAGACCACACCAGTAAATGTACTACCGGATGTATTTGTATAACTGGCAATTGCACCTTTGTCGGTCGTAGGGTCATAGACCCGTAGGAACCATCGTCCGCCACTCTTTTCAGTTTCGTCTTTCCAAGTCGTTGCTTCTGGAGCCGAGCCCACCGTAATTGTTGTACCACTGTAACTACTGAAAGTCAACTCATCAGGGGAATAGCGATGAGTAGAAGACACCCCCATTCTCGTTACATGGAAATACAAACTACGGTCATGGGGTTCATAGGCAGTCTGCAAGGGTGCATTGCCAGTAGCATCTTGCCAACCATTACTTGTGGATGCAGGATAATTCAAGCGATGGATGTTTTTCAATTGAGAAATATCCACACCATCTTGGCTGATGTGTTCCCACCCATTATTTTCCCAGAATGGCCATAGGCGAGGGCCTGCGTTCGTATTGTTAAACAAATCAATAATTTGTTGGTTTGGCTGAGAAGGATGCTGAAGCCCACCAGAGCCCATTGTTTCATTCTGATAACCTTGAATTCGGTCAAATCCAGAGCGAACAATAACATTGCCGGGTATTTCGTCCGGGTTTGGTAACTGAATTTTCATGTTAGGAGATACTCCATCTCCAGCCAAAGCAGGCGCCAAACCCTCTATTTCCCTATCACTGACGTGGCGGAAATCAAGTATGACTGTACCAAGTGGAGAACCACCTTCAAGACGATGCTCTTGGCCCGTATCATCAATGACTTGTATACTTCGGAATTGCTCCTCTTCGTTAGGAATCAATAGTGCGTGTCGAATTTCCAATGGGTATTGTTCAGCCAACTGCGGATGTGCTAGTTCTTGTGCTTGGATAATCGGGAACATAGAAGCATTCGTTGTCTCAAATGAAAATCTTACATTACCGAGTACTTTCTCTCCATCTAATTTCCAAGAAGAGCCATCTTTGAAATAAGGCCATGGCATTTGCCCTAAACCACGAGCATTAAGGGCAGGCATCGTTAAATTTCCACCATCCATACGTTTCCATACAATGTGTTCTGGCAAGAAGTTGCGTGCAGCAGAGCGCTTTGAATAGTAACCATACAGACCGGGGTGGGGCTGAGCGGCGGAAACTGCTGTATTCAAATAATCTGTATGGGCTGTGGCCCCCATACACTCAACGCTATAATCTGAAAAATTTTCATGGAAGTTATTTGACTTGACAATACTTTCATCCCAAAACAAGTCCCCTGTTGGGTATTGACAAGTGGTTCCGTGTACCATATCACCTGATTGCATGGCACGATGAAGTTGTGCGTCGGTTGGAGCAGCACTGGTGGCAGGATAATCTGCCGCTAGTGTAGGGCGAACAAATCCAGTGTGGAAATGTGCTTCGACATGAGGTCCGCCAGTCGCAGGTGCTTCAAATCTTGATTTGTTAAAGCCGCTTAGGCTGATTGAAGTTCCCGAATAAGTCCAATCACTTCCTAACTTGGCTGCCATTCTATCTCCCCGTAGAAGGATTCCATCTCTATCGGCAAATGCCATAATAGATAACGCAGATTCTCGACTAACCGCTACCAAGTGTCGAGAAGATAGGCCATTTACACAAAACTCTGAGGCAAGTGCTGTTGGAGTGTCTGCAACCCCTACTGGTGTTGAACTGCCCAAACAAGTTTCAGCAGCACCATAAGGGCTGAATCCGAGGAAAGGATGCCAAGCACCAAGTCCGGCAGGATAGGCTGAATCGACTTGATAAGAGTTGAAGTAAGAATATGCTTCACCGTGCCAACCAACTGCACCAATAGGCTTTGTTCTATCTACAGCATCAATCAATCCACTAAAGTGAACTTGACATAGGTGGTCGCGTGAAGTAGCGCTAGACACGTTGTTGTGTCTTCGCGTACCTGCCTTCGTCCATACATACACTTCAGTATTTGCAGCATCAAAGTCACTATCTGTGATTGCCGCAGCGGTATTTGGTTCGTATGCGTTTGTTTCATTACCTGAAGAAGAAGACATTACAGAATTTACAGCCAAAGTAAATGTCTTACCCGTATATGAAGAATAAGCAGCCACAGCCGCTTTGCTACCATTCGACATCCGAATCCAGCCATATTGTGGCAAAGTCGAAGGAATTGTTGTCGTAACTGTAATGGAAGCAGGTGTGGTAGAATTATGAGGAATATACCCATTCCCACTACTGTGGTCGATAGTTAGTTTGTGCCAACCATATCGGTCTTGATTTGTGCCAGATTGGAATGATGGCATAAATGTACCACCAATCGCTTTGAGTCCATAAGAGCCGGGGAATGTGTTGATTGCGGCTGATAGGATTGTGCCCAGTTCTTCTGCGTTCTGCACTCTGGTGGCATCGACTAAGACAATGTTATCGTCACACGTTTGTTCTTCGTGAGGTGTGCCAAATGCCGCGTTGTAAGCCGTTGCCAACAGCCCCGCTACTCTAAACGCCGAAGGGTTGTGCTGATTGGTAGTATTGCCCGTCAAAACTGAATTAGCAACAACATTCAGCGGATTTCGACGGACAGCGTTATCGAAGAAATGCCCACCGGGGTGATAGCCCCCATCCATGTGCCAGATTACTGAGGGAAACCTTGTAGTTGACCAATTTGATGTTCCGACTTCTCTTGGTGTGCCTGAATTGTAAAGACTGATTGGTTGATTCATTGGGTGTGCGTGGATTGGTAAGTTAGCCGTACCGGGCGCCTTGCCTGTAAAGAATCGAGAGTCACTAAACACATTGGAATATCCTACGGAACTAGCCCCACTTACAGAACGATGATTTGGGAAACCTTTTGCTGGCTCCCAATTCATGACATAATTGAAGCCACTCACGTTGTTTTTCTGATAGAAAGTGCTCATAGGTAAGTGTGCCTCTGCACCACCTGCATTGAAACCTGCATGATTTGTTGAACCATTAGCCAACTCATTTGGTAAAAACGCAAGGCCACCTGCTGCGCGAGCAATAGGTACAGAACTGTAGCCGTTACCTGCGGTCACCATCGCAGAACCTTGTGGTTCTTGAGACATGTAGTTATGAGGGAATGATTGGCCGGGGCCGAAAATCATGTAAGTTGTATGCTCTGCACTTGGTGCTGCGGAATATCTGGCATTTGCACTAGCAAATTTGATGACAATTGGGCTGGGCACAGTCACAGTTACAGTGTTGGTTCCATCCGTATAGTCTACTCCAGTGACCTTAGAGTTACCACCTTTGGCCATATCAAACGGCAAAATAGCATCTTGGTTGAAGAAAGGTGGATTGTTCTGACCCTTGTGCTGGTCAAGGTAAGGTGTTCCGGGGAACATGGCCAGCATGGCATTTGTATCTAATAGGGAAAACGCAGTAGACATTTCGCCTGAATTTTGCAATCCACAAGCACCTGTAGGTCCCGCAGCGTAAGGATGAGTGTAGAAATCTGAGTAATCATTCTCCGTGCCATCATTGATGTCCATAACAACACCAGAGAAACCACCTCCGAAGAACAATGGAACCCAATGGTCAGCACTATCTCTTCCACCACGGAAGTAAAGGAATGGACTTGACAGTTTACTACCGGCTCTACGAATGCCATCTATTTGCTTGGCTTTGTGAACAGGGCCGCCGTTCTTAATCAAGATGTCATTTTGGTCAATGTTTCCATTGGTAAAGCCCGATGAAGTACCATCATTTGCTGCAAAGGTGAGTGTATCCTCATCTGTACCTGCAACAGTACCATACTCTTCAGACCCGAACCAAAGTGTAAATCGCTCACCCCACCGACCTGTACCAGCCGTCGTCGAAGGTGCCCCTGCTAGGAACACAAACTCGTTGCTTGCCAGTACAAGAGTAGTCGATGTATCAGAGTCAATCTTGACCATTGGGCTGTCTACTCGCGGAATAATGTGGTCTCCGGCAACATCTGTGAAATTTTCACCACGTAAGTTTCTCTGCCATATTGCTGTGTCAACAACATTGTTCTGATTATCTACGAGCACGGGAGTAGCAGTATTGGCATTAGACCCTCTATACTTTGTTGTAATATGCAATACAGTTTCTGGAATGTAACCTACGTCGAGTCGAGTTCCAGCATCACGTTCAGAGTTTGACAGACCGCCTGTGTGATGACTGCCGACAGCAGTGTCGCTACTAGCACCTTCAGCCAAGCCCCAGTCTTTCTCTCTGCTAACCTCAAACAATTTACTGAGGGGAATGGATGCATCCGACTTGGTTCTGATACGAATAGCAGTTGGGCTTACACCCCACTCTTTCAATGTGCGACCATCAGGTGCAAACATAGAGGTGCAATCAAAACTAGTGGCATTCAAATCATCACTGTTGACATTGTCTAATTTTATCGCATATTCTACGGCGGCAGCAATCACTTCATCAGTAAGTACACTTGTGAAATTGATGCGTGGACTGAGAATCCAGTCGGCTCCATCAGAATGACCGTTGAATCCACCTACAACGCCGTAGAACCGAACAGTGCTACCGACACCCCCAGTTGTCCGACTACTATAGTAGAAAGTCAAGCCAAGGTTTCCACCATCGTCCGATAACTGAATCATGCCGTCTTTCTTTGGGAAGCCCAAATAACCAAGCACATCTGGATGGCTGAAATTTCCGCCACTCTGATACGGGTCTTGCAGTGTTAGAGTGAGTTGTCTTGCACTACCGCTTCCGCTCATGGCTGTAGTAACACGTATTCCAACATTACGCGCTGGGTAATTGTTCCACAAGTTACCTTTCCAAGAAGAGGCTGTACCGTTGGTCATGTTGCCGGTAGCCTCGCCTGTTCCAGCCATGTGCTGCCCAATGGTGAACCCGCCCTGTGCTACATCTCTGTCATCAAAATGAATGATAAGTTCATCATCGATTGATGGCGGAAGCGTAGTCAAATCATTGGCAAACTTCTCACCATACTGCCGATACACCATACGCACTGTGTGAGAATCGCCACGATGGTCAACGAAGCGAATGCCGTATAGATTTCCGTCACCGATATTTTGACTCTGCATATCATCTAAAGGAATATATCTATCTGCACTATTGTCTAAATTTAACGAAGTGGCTTTGATTGTGGCACCATCGACACCTACTCCATAGATTGCGTCAAATCTTGGATTTTCCCCATCTCGTCCAAAGCCCCACTTACCAGCATCTGGTGCCCAGCCGGGAATACCAGCCATAGTCATGCCACCAAAGTTGATGCGAGCCTTGGCCTTCGTACCTACCCGTAATCCATCAATAAGAGTTCCAGCCGGACTCTTTGTCTCAAAAGACTCGTTTGCAACAGAATTGTAATTGCGCCCCGTACTGGACTCCTCATTGGTCGATGCAAACAATGTAGTTGCCTGTGTTTCTGGCCCGAGGTCTAAATTGTTCATCATTTGGTCATTCAACTCTTCAGGTGGCAAGAACTCTTTGAGAGTTGTAATCGGGGCAAATGGGCGACCATGCCTGTTGATTGGCATGGGTGCTGGGTGCATGTTTTCTCCAGTTACCTCGTCTGGCTGGCACCAATAGTTACGGAAACGGCCACCGTGCCCAATAAGATACTCTGGTCGATAAGGGCTCTGTGCTTTGGAGTTATCCAGCCAAGTACAGAAGTTTCGACCGGATGCGCCGGGGACAGTGCTGTGGATAACAATACTGAACCCCTTGTTCCCATCAGAGTCAATTACAACGCGTCCTAAATGCGCACGGACATATCCCATGTGGGTTCCTCGGTCATGACTGGCGAACGCTTGCTCAGGGTCCCAAAAGGGAGCGGGGTCGTGTGTCGATGCTGTAGCCGCAAAGTCAGCATGTAAGTGGGCTGCTGATGGGTCAAATCCACCGCTAAAACCACCGCCCTTTGGACCGGGCGAAGCGACATCAAACTTCTCACTTTCCCCAAGGAATTGGTCAGCCGGTCGACGTGCATGAGTTCGGCCATTTTTCGCACCGGCTTGATTAATCATGCGAATAACTTCCCGCGCTGCGGCCTCTATGTCAGTCACTCCGTCACGTAGAGAAACCTCACCGAAATCAATCGTCAGTCTACGAGTGAAATCCATTTGCGTCCAGTATGGGTGATTATTGAGGCCCCGCCCATGTGTAGAATCATTTTCTTTGTGGTTGGTTAAATCCAACGTAGTAGCCCGAATACCCTTTAATGCAAGGAACGCAGGTATACAACGAGTACCATCAGGTGTATCAAAGAACGTAGACTGCTCCCGTTGGTTTTTGACAACCTCGTCATGCTTAGTTGAAGCAGATGAAGAATCAACTACTGCTGGGTTTGTTCTGGGAGCATAGACACCAAAAGACGAAGTCTGAATTTGTGGTCGATGTATACCCAGCCCTTTGACACCCCCAGCACTTGTATTGGAGGCGTTCCAAGTACTAGCGTGACAGTAAGCCGTTTCGATGAAATCAGATTGGGTTGTACTGTTCAGATATGGACTTTGGCTGGCAAAACCAGCAGGAACATCCAACCACGAGCCAGAATTAGCATCGGTGTTGAGAATTACACCGCCAGTGTGACTTGGTGCTGCCCCAATCTTGGTTGCATCTGCACTCGATTGTACTTGCATCCAAAGGTCTTGGAAGGCAATGAACTCCCGGTCGTGGGCCACATCATACAGTAGTACTCGGGCAAACTCTTCTGTACTTTGATATGGGTCTAAATATGCAACCATAGGGCTTTTGTCCGCTGGTGAAGATAAGCCCATTGCAGTATGATGCAATTCAACTGATTTGTTGACGTGTTGGACAAAGTTCTGCGCCGTTTCGACACAAGTATTGCCAATCAAGAAATTTTCCAGTGGGATACTATCTCTTGGGTTGGTTGCGTGTAAGGAGCCCATGCCGCCATTGAATCCTGTCCACACCTTACCTTCATCCAGAGTACCTCTACTTTTACAGAACAATCCTTCCATGGCGTGTGGATTGGTGTAGTGCATATTCATCCATACGGTATCTCCATCACGCAATCCACCGGGCGCGTAGGGATATGCCCACGCACGGCTTAGGAATCCATCAATTGTACGAGGCCAAGTTGATGCAGACAGGGCATATAGGCTCTCAATGTATACTTCATCGCCAGCGGCTGGATGGGTTGTTTCTGTAGAAGTTACTGTCATGATGTTGGCGTTTGGCTTACGAGTAGTGTAAGTACCATATCGAATCGTACCACCTGTATCTCTCCAAGCCAATCGATAGCCATACAGCGCATTTGGAGTGTCTGTAGGAAACAGCGAAGCATCTTCTACAGTAATGGTCGCAACGACACCACCTCCACCAGACGTAGTAGTGACTACCTTAGAGCGGGCTCGCTTGTTTTGTATTCTGTCTAAATGTGGATTTGTCTTCGGTCCTGCTCTAAACTCTACAGCCGATACATATTGACGAAGTCCATAGTCAACATTTCCACCTTGAGTCATTGCATTTGAGCGGTCATAATAGAAAGAGCGTCGTCCTTCGTAACCCGCGCTAATCAACTCAGGATTATCTGCAATCGACTGATAATTCATGTCTTGATAACCGGGTGCAGGAGTAAGCAATGCACCTACAGTCAAATCTCTCAGGAAGTTCTTGGACATCGACCAAGTATCACCTGCTGAGCCCGCCAACTCTAAAGAAACAGTAGAAGATTGGTCTTTTGCAACATAAATACACCACTCTCCTGAACTCAAGAAGGCACGTCGGTAACGAGCGCTACCGTTGATTCCAGCCACTGCAATAGGCGCAGCAGAAGCAATTGGGAATATATCTGAATCTTCTACATGAACTCTATGATTACTCACATCATAGGGCTGAGAAACCTTTGTTCCCGGCTGATGCGTTTGGTTACCGATAGTATATGAAAACGCAGCAAATACCTCTGGGTCTTTGGGCGATACGGCTTCAAATCTACGCCCAACGGGATTCGGAGACCAAGTGTGCGCAGTATGCGTACAATCAATGTGAATTTTCATACTGTTGTCAGGTCCGGGGAAGATGCCTTTCTCTTGGTTCTCAAAGAAGAATTCTTCAAACAGCGGTATTTCAACAAGTGCGCGTGTGCTGGCATATTGACTGCCCAATTGGTAATCATGACTGACAGTATCTAATGTCTGGAACAATCGGTCGTTAATGGTGGTTCCATCACTGCACATTGATTCCTCTGAGAATTTATCATCGACAGATAGCATCAGTCCGACCAAACCAGTGCTAGAAGTATCTGCTTCGGAAATAATGGTATTATACCAATCTGTAAATCGCGCTTCTTCATTTCCGTCAAAATCAAGGAACAGCCCTGTTCCTCTTCCGGCGGTAGCCCCCGTATCGAATGTAAATGTAGTTGCATTCTTACTTGCGTACTCGGCTGAAGCGTAACGCATTCTACCTGTAACTTCATCTTTTAATCCGATGTATACTCTACCAATCTTTGGGAAGCAATAGGTTCCCCAAGAAGCCAAATCGTCTGCTCTGTTATTGAGAGCCTTGACCGTAATCGTACTGGTATTGTATGCAGTAATAAGAGTCGCGCAGTCTCGACGAGTATTCCATGCCAGCCTTGCGGTAGGGCTTGGGTCCCATGTTTCCTTGGTGTTGATGGCGCCTTGTCCGGGCCCACCCAAAGTAACTGCAACAACAGGTGCACCCGGCATAATTTCCTTGACAATGTGAGAATCAGGGGCTGCATCACCCTTGACGTTTACACTGGCTGCGGAGATGTCAGAAATCAAACCATGCGCTCTCAGTGTAGAGTTCCCATAATTGTCCTCACCAAATGATAACACTCGTCCTCGACTGAGCAAATGCTCAATGGATGCTGAGTTACCACCAAGTGCGGAATTTTCCAATCTGGACCCTTGACTAAACCGAGTCCTATCACTTGGCTGGACAATAAGACGGGTCTTGCCGTTGTGAGAGGTGTGCTCAATAATGTCAAAGATTTCGTGTACCGCAGTTGATTGGTTGGTATTGCCTCTTGTTGGAGAAGGGGGCGAAGTAAACAACTCATCATTATCCACTACCGCAGCAGCAGTTCCGGCACCTACAGTGACACTAGTGGATGTAACACCTGTGACCGTACCAACAACAGTGCCGTCCAATTTGTATAAGATGTCACTCGTTTTGATGTAATGTGTCGCGTTGTTCCCATCGACGGTCATCGCTCCAGTCGTGCTAGAAGAATAGCCGCCGCCATTATTGATGAATACACCAGTTGAGCGACTCCGCCCTGTGTTTGTATTTGCAGTTAGTAAATCTCCATTTTCAGACAAACCGAGTGGGTTGAAATTCTGCTTGACTATCATTCGATTGAATACAGACTTTTGACCCGTAAGTTCAGTTTTTGCTGTTGAAATTAGTTGGGGCGTGGTCTGCGGCGAATCCGAGGAATGCAATGGCAAGTAAGCAGCGGGCGTCAAAGAGAAATCCAATACTTCTTCTGCTACCACTCCTTCAGAACTATCTCCTTCTAAATCTCCTTCATTAAACGGGAAAGCATCTGGAATGTCAAATTCAATAATACCGCCCGGTGAGTAAATGGCCAATGGGCTTGTTCCTAAGTCAGTATGAATTAAATCCAAAATACTGGTTGAGCCTGTTACAATTGTGCTCACATCAGGGACAGTTTTTGTCACCATGAGTGAAGGGCCGCCAATCAATCTCCGCACAATTGCATCTGCAACATCTGCGGTCTGAAATGCACTGTCGGTTGCTGCACTAAACCGAAGTTGTTTGGTTCCATGGTCTATTGTCACCGTGTTTGTTGCCTTTTGCGCAGTGCTTGCTGGAGTAGTACCAATGTACAATTGATTTGCAGGGAATGTTTCTCCATCTTTACCAAATGACTTGATACTCTGTACAGTCACAACTGTCGAAGTAGAAGTGCCTGTAATTCTGGATGCTGCGCAAGTTGTAAACGCTGCACCTGTGTGGTCAATGGCGTTGTAATGGATTTGGACAAATGGAGCATAGTTGTATGTTGATAAACTTGGAACACTAAGGATAGCAATGCGACTTTCAGAAGAAGGAATCAAATGCTCTGCTACACTACCAGTTGGATTTAGACCATCTGGGCTATTCAGAGCCTTTAGTGAAAAAGGAACAGGATTGAATCCCGGCCCGCCAACAGCCAAAATTCCACGACTTGAATCACTAATGTCAGACATGCCGTTTTCACATACCCTAGTAATAACGGAACTGCTTTCTGTAGGACGAATATCAAACGGACCATGAGTACTAAACGCAGATACAATCGAGTTTGGTGGAACTGTGTCTTTGATGTCTGAGTATTGTGATTCAAAAGTTGCAGAAATCACATCAGCAGTCGCATCGATTTTCTTATCAACAGTATAGTCACTAGGAACCGGCAATATACCCATGAACGGGTGACTCTTGACATGGTTGAGAGTATGTCGACCAGAGTGACCCATCAGGAATCCGCTACCGGGGTTTGTGGTGTATGCTGAAAATTTGTTCTCAGGAACATCTCGGTTGGCCATTGTCATGGAAAACATTAGGCCATGATTCTCAAAGCGACTTTCATCAATCACGACCTGCCCTTGACGATGTGAAAACTGCGTCCCACTACCCTGTGGCTGATACTCGTTGCCATTCCCACCGTCTACAATGCAATCACCTGTAATTACCACAAATCTACCCGCATCGTGCGCTTGTAAGGCTCCACGTCGGCCATCTGTAGAGTTAGATGCAAAGTCTAAGTGAATAGACTCGACTGTAATCGTACCCGCAGAAGCATCGATGGCCATGAGTCGCAATCTTTCAGGCGCCTTGTTGGTTGCTTTTCCAGTGGTTGAAGTGTAGCCCAAGGGATTGACAAGAATGTTATACGGCACTTTGGGTATGGTGCGTGTAGCAAAACTGGTCGCGGTATGAACCTTAACGCTATACTGCCCCATATCTGTCCAAGGACTGGTCGTAGTAAAATTGATGGCTGTGAGTCCACTTTGCCCACTAAGTTCATCAATCAATGCTTGTGCTGCGGTTGCCCCAATGTTAATTGATGATGAAGCACCTGCTGATGCAGAGATAGAAGGTGTAGTCGTAATCAGAGAAATAGGCTCAATGGGCTCTTCAAATCGCCACAATCCAATCGTATCATCACTCTTGATTGGGGCGAAGTCAGCCTTTCCTGAATCCTTACTTCCACGAGACAAATGAACGGCTTCGATGGTTCCTCGGAACTCGCCACCACGCCCGCCAAGGAACATCCGAGAAGGCGTCAATACAACCTCATGGTCCTCATCAAACTCTTTGGCAGCCACGATGTCCCCATTGACATACATTACGATGTATTTTCGATTGAACACTACAGTGACATTCAGTAGTTCTCTGTGACCTTCATTCAGGGCTGTAAGGTCGTTGGACCCTGCATCCGTAGCCAAGAATGAATTATGCTCTTCAAGAGCAGGATGTGGAAACAATGTTCCATCCCAGTGTGTAAATGACCCATCAATGTCGTACACGGGCTTCGCACTAGTCAAAACGTGACTTTCAATAGTCCCCGCTGCGATATTCTTCAGATTGATTTCAAACTGTGCTGGCGCTGGACTTGAAGGTGTACCGACAGTCAATCGCATGATATTTTCATACTCAAACACTGAGCCACCAGAGTCAGGGATAAACCATGTTTCTAACGTAAATGAACTCAGTGCACTGGGCAACTGCTTATCATCTTGGGTGTCAGTTCCATGCAAAGTATGCTGTGACGCTGGAATTAGGACACCATCTGTGATACCGTTGAATTTCAACGCGTATCCGGGGTCAATCATTATCGTCATATCAAACACCTATCACAAAGTCCGAGGCCAACAACTTGAGGTTGAAGGCGTAGTAGTTATGCCCAGCATCATATCGCACATGAAGTTTCTCTGGGAGGATTCGTATTCCACCATCGTTACCGTGTGGCGCAGTAGCCAAAGAAACAAAACTATCTTTGATGAGATTGCCTGTAAAGGACAGTAAGGACTCTGTTGCATTGGCCACCCCACCCAACCCAAATTGACTAAGCCAGTTTGATTCGCCAACAGGGCTAGGCTCTCCACCAATGTCGTTAGCCGCAATGCCGGGAACAAAAGGTAACGATGCCTCTCGGTTGTTGTACAATGACCCTTTATCATCCAGATTCTGTTCGCCAAATGTCAAGAAGAAGTTACGGGCAGTGCCAGTGACGCCAGAACTGGTAATCAAACTGTCATAAGGAATTTGAATGCCCCGAATCAAATCTCGACCCTTGGTTGCGTTTGAAATAATACCGAGTAAATCTTGCACCTTATCACCCGCAGACTTTTGCTTTCCGTCGGCAATCACTGAAGATTCTGCTAAAGAAATTTCATCCCACTTAATAGCATCATTGGGTGCTAAGAAATACTGTAGATTACTAAATATAGACGCATAAGCACTATTTGGATGGGTTGAATCTGGAGCATCATAAATACTAGGTGAAGAATTAAATTGCAAATTATCACTACTAGACAATTTAAACTTTTGAGTAATCAAGACTGTGCCACCAGAAACTTCCGCTGTAAACGCATCGCTCGGATAAGAATTAGTCAAACCCTCTGCAATAGGAGTAGCCTGCAACGATAGTGTGGTGCCCGAAGATAAATCAATAGCCTCCTTAACCAAAAGTGCCAGTGTACTGGCAGGATTGTTATTGGTAGAAGCATACATGACCCCTCCAATTGGAATTTCAATAATAGCATGCTTTCCTGCCATCGCATTTGTATTGGCTGTTGTAGTAATTGTCGGTCGACCAGAACCACCTGACAAGTGTGAGGCTGTGCTTGTAAACCTAAATATAATAGCGGTTAGGGTAGAAAGATTGGGATTTTGGTTTCTTACTTTCCAATAATTAGGATACAGAGCAAAACACTTGTCAATCCACTGGTCCTCTAACGCACTTACAACACCATAATACATGATTTCTCCTTCATCAAGTGCAATAGCAGTGCTACTGAGTGTAATGGTATCTACGCGATTGGTATTCGGCCCATTTTGGAATGTCAAAGCGGTTCCATCTGGATTGGTTACAGCACTGGTATTGTCGGCAGCAAACGTAACTGCGCTAATCGTGCCTATTGTACGACCATACTTGTCAAACAACTTGTTACCTACCATATTGTCAAATGCCTCATCTTCAGTAGCGCCTATTACATACCTATCCAATACATCAATTGTTTTAGAACTTGCACTAATGCCAAAACCTTCGCCCGATTTAATGTGGAATTCTAAAAATTGGTGATGACGACTAGTTGCAGATGCTAAATGCGTCATGTAGTTCCAATGATTGTTTGTCGTGGGGGCTACGGCTGCAAAGTTCATCAGTATCTGGTCACCAAATTCTAAAGAAGTTGTACTTGATTCAGAGATAGGCTCATCGTCTTGCAATATACCAGCAATCTCAATCTCTACAGACGGTACGTTTGTGTCAATCGCCATACGGTTGAGGATATTGTTAGGGGTAGGGAAAGCGCTCACGTTCCGGTCAACAGCAACGTCAAGGCTCACTGCATCAAGGCTGATGGTGCTATCCCCCCGTGGTCCCACATTGAGTCGAATCGGTATTCCCATAACTTTCCCTCAGATGATGATGTCTGCTGCAATAAATTGCAGGCTAAATTCGTATGCTTTCATTGCAGCATCTCGTTTGACATTGAAGTCAGTGACAATGCCATGAATGCCATTTCTTGCGCTAGTATGCCCTTCGTAGGGCGCGTATCGCTTGGATGCATGAGTGACATTAGAGACTGAAGTTTTGAGTGCAGTATTGACGTTACCTACAGTCAAGAAGAAGTTACGCTGTGCTACTTCTGTGTCAAGTGAACTTTGACCTAGCGTAACCAGCGAATTGTATGGAATTTGAATGGCGGTGATATAATCTCCACTAAGCGCTTCATCGTAGACACCTTGAGTCAACGCACCTGAAAACGATTCAATAAAGTCACCAATGGTTCCACCATGGTTCGACGCAAAGTTCTGGCTGTTGCCCAAGATACCTAGAATGTCTTGCACCTTGTCACCTGCGGACTTGACAGTCTTGCCACTCTTACCACCTGTGAATCCTCTGATAAGAGGAGTTTTGTCTGGTGGCAGGCCGCTTCTAATGTTTGCACCTAATCCCAACCGACCAAAGTTTGACTTGTGTACTTGAGTAATTTTCAATAGCGTCTTAGAGCCATCACCAGCCGTACTTACACTGGTAGAGAATACTTTGTCCATGGTAGTGTCGCCAGCAGCATTTACGGCTCTTTCACCGATACTAATGGAAGAATGACTTAGCAGTTGTGCCAATGTATGCGCAATGTATTCATCTGTGCGCGTGATAGTTGTACTAAGGGATGAAAGCGCAGTCCCAGCAAAGCGAGTGGTTCCATCAGCATAGTTTGGGTAAGTAGGGCCACCTGTAGTTGAATCGTCACCTGCATTCAGCAGTGGTAAAACAAGAGCAGGCTCACCCCATGCGGCGCTTACTTGCAGCGTATAATCTGGAGCAAGGTGCAGCACATCACCAACTTGAGGGGCTGAAGCGGCGGTATCAAATGTGATATTTGTCCCGCCCGAATCTACAGAGCGCAGAGTTGTATTTTGGATGTGAGTGCCGCTTCTAAAGAAACTAATTCTGTATGGTCTGTTAGTGTTCCCACTTTCTACCCACTCTTTGATGTTGCCAGATAATCTACAACTCGTGGTTGTAGGAGTAGCACCAGCATCGACGGTTAGGCTCGTGCTTCGATGAACATTAAGATAGCCATACGGCTCATTTTTGGATGGGGCTCGCTGAGTATCGAAGATAACCGTGGCGTAACCAGCATCTGGAAGATAAGTGTGCTGACCGTTGATGTGATACCGATGAGTCTCTTCACTTCCACCTTCGCCTACTAACCCAATGTTGTACTTATGTGCTAGATAACCTTCAATTAGTTGTCTATCATTTGTGCTCAGCGCACTACTGTACATGATGGTCTCATAGATTCTACCTGAAAAGAAATCGGCTTCTGTTGAGCCATTATGTAGCGCACCAAGGTAAACATTACCGGCTGTGGCTGGCACGTAAATGTTAGAGCCAGTTACCTGAGTAGCCTTTTTGCCATTTACAAAAATATCTAGTGTTCCGGCAGCCATTTGTGCGCAGATTATTACAGGGTCAGTTGTTGTAATTGAATCCGTATCACCAGTAATTGTTTGGTCTGCACCACTATTGTATACAGTGGCTTCGGCTCGATTCTCAGAACCTGACATATCATGGTAAACTTCGTAACCTTTGTTCGGATTATCAGTGGTTGAAAAAATAGTCTGCTTATCGGCGTTATCGGCTTCAGTATGAGCGACAGTAAAAATTGTTACAGTTGCAGCATTTATTGCAGTATCAATTGCGTCACTGTTGCTGATGCTAAAATAATCATCTGTTCCATCAAAGAAAACATAAGGTCGACCATTTGCACCATACTTGTTGTACTTTGGGTTGCTACTAGCAGTGAAAGTGAAAGCATTGGAACTCTTGTCTGTGAATGAAGAAATAGAGCCACCGTGTGCAACCCCTGTCACAGACTGTCCTGCATCAAACCAAAATTGTAGATTGGTTGTATACGGGAGTGTATTGGCAGTCGCTTGGTCTAACCAATATCCTACAGGAAATTTGAGTTTCTTCTTATGCCAGTTATCGTAAAGTTGCTTTGTAGTTGTATCTCTTTTGATAATGAAGCCATAGTTTCTTTCTCCTACAGATTCATACTCTTGCTCTTCAGAACTCGTATAGGTCCCTTGCTTTTCCTCTCCTTTAGAACTTTGACCACTTGGTCTACCTCCGGGCTTTGGAGGGTTAGCCCACTGTGTTTGATGAAAGTCGATGTGGGCTACTGCACCAGATGTAGCCTCCTGCCCGGCCTCATCAGTAAACACACCCTGTACTTCAAACATAACAGCCGCTTGGTTCAAATCGATACCAAACTTCTTGGCCGACATAAACGGAATGCCAAAATTACTCTGAATGCGCTCGACAACCATGTCGATGCTGGTGGCATCCAACTCAATAGCATCCCCGTTCTCTTGAACGAGGCGAATTGGAACGCGCTCACCGTCAGCGTAATTCTTGACCAAACTCAACCACTCCGACTAAACCCACTTGTATTGAGCGGGCCACCCATTTTCGCCCGTACTTCTTTCATGACCATTGCGCTGATTTCCTTTGCCAGTTGCCGCTTGTCAGTCTTATCAGTAACTCCGCTGACATCAATTCGCAGATTGACCGTTACGTTACCCTGCTCTTCGGGTGACTGCGCTCCACCAGCAACTCGCCTTTCAGTTACAGATTGCTGTGTCATAATCTGCTGGAAAGGCTGAGTTGCTCCCATTTGTCGCAACGATTCACGCAAGTCGGTTGTATGTGATTTTGTCATTGCCATGGAATTGGTGAACTTGTCCATGTGCTGTTGCAAGGTCCTCATATTTTGACTGGCCTCTTGGCTGTATTGCTTGAATTTGTCCATCGCCTCTACTGTGCGCGGGTCTATATCTCCATCTACCACAAACTCCCCTCCAGTGGTGGCACAGAGTCATAGCCCAAGTACACTGCGTTTTGAGCAGCCTCTTCTTCACCTTGCATTGCTTGTGCCCAATGCAGTAATTGCTTGGCATCTTTGACAGTCAATTCTCTCACTTCTTTCAGCCCCATTCCGTAGTGTGTCATTAGTAAATATTCCATTCCTTCTCGTTGTAGGCGAAGCCGGTCACTCACTGGTCTCCCATGGACGAAGTGTCTGATTCGTCCGGCTTCGCTTCCCGAAAAACTAGCCACCCCATGACTTCGCTGGGGTCAGGAAGTAGTTTGGCGAGTTCAGCCCCATCTTTAGGGCTTAATGAGTTGTAATCAACAGGTGGGTCACACGTTAGCCACTGGCTAAATGCATGACTCCAATAGTCGCTAAAGTCTAAATTCCCATTCATAAGCAAGGGCGCAGTTGCCTGAATATCAAAGAATGTCAGGCGTTTGGCTGTAACTTGCGTGGGGGTGTCGTTAATTTTCAGTTTCTTCTCCTGTGACATACTTACTCACTTCCTCATCGGAGGTAGCCGCGTCTGCGGGGACCTCCTCATCTTCTTCAGTGGTGACCTCTTCGGTGGCCTCTGTTTCAGATGCTTCAAGGCGAGCAATTAACTCAGCCTTGGTTCCACTGACGGGCAATCCTTTTGCTCTCAGTAGTTCTTTCAATTCTTTGACAGTGCTGTCTTTTCCATACTTCAAAGACTCATGAAATGGATTATCGCTGGCTTTACCAGCCTCTGGGTCAAATGTGACTACAGGCTCTTCTACAGGCTCTTCTACAACAGGTTCGGGCTTAATCCGAGGATGTAGAGAAGACCAGCGCATATTTTCACCTCAGTAATGGAAAGTTGTATCAGTGGACATGACTTTGATATTTCGCGGCTCAATCCGAATCTTAGAGAAGAGAAGCCCCTTGTCGTCTGGTACTGGAATAGGGGCCTCAGTGATAACATAATCGTCCACAATGACGCGAATAGAAGGTGCTCGGTCTGCATTTGCAGTTACGGGCTTGGTAAAATGCAGTTCGATGAATCCCGCCGCATCTCCTGTAGTTCCCACCGTAGCGCTCTGCTCTACATGGCTACGCAATTGGTGCCACATGTTAGCATCTGTAAGTGCAATCACCATATCCATTTCAAACTCTTCGCGCCCTTCTCTGATAATTGATGCATTGCGTGTGCCCCCATAAGGCACCTGTTTGGTTGACAGATTGTCAGAATCCACACTTTCTGCTACAGTGGTGCCTTGGATGGTATGAAACAATTCTACGCCTGTCTTACCACGTAATTCAAATGAAGTTATGAATCCGATACTACCACCGAAGGCTTTGACCGTACCATTGTAAAACATGAATGGTTTCTCACTACCACTAGCGATACCAGACGCAACTCGACTGGCAGCATCTGTGGCTGTGTTTTGGAACATGCGATGAGCAGTATATCGGTCACCTTTGTTTGCTGACTCTAAACGACCTGTATCGGTATAGCAGGAAAGGGCGTCAAAGATACATCTGTACTTGAGTTCAGCATCTACTGTTGATGATAGTTCCCACTCAACAACTTTGCATCCTCTGAATACTCTTGTCAACTGCTTTGCATCTGTAGAGGCTCCCGGTGCAGCAGAGCCAGCCTCTTGACTGTAAGAACCCATATCACGATTACGAATACTGTGTTCCATGCAAAACGAAGGTATAGTGTCACTAGAGAAAAGAAGGTGCTTGACAGGATTGGTGATGCTCTTGTCTGTCGCAATCGTGGGTGCATTGTCATCTGCCTCACGCAAGTACACGTCACAAGTTCCATGAGAGAATGCCCAAGGGTCATCGACAAACAGGCGTACACCACTAGACAATGCAGTAAATGCAGTAATTCGGCGAATCTCACTGGTTTCAGCCCACTCAAAGTGTTCATCCTCAGCGGCCAATCCTGCTCCAGAAGCCACTGGCCAATAGGTATTGGTAGCCAAATCAGGGGCCTTGTAAGTAGTCGTTGGCGTCAAAGTTGTGTCTTTGATAAGAATATAATCTCCAACTCCAGCAGTTGTACTACCAAACGCCGCATTGCTCGGCATGTCAATGTAAGTCTGCCCTGCCGAAATACCAGTCGCTACACTACTCCTTACAGACGAACTGGATGGCGCAGCACCACAGTTTTGCCAATCAACGACCTCTTTACCTAAACTGTAGTAAAGCCAACGAGCGTCATGCAATGGCATTTCAAGCGAACCACCTTTGTGATGAACCTTACCTGTCTGTTGCACTGCGGCTTGTCTACCTAAACCCACGATGTGATATTTGTGTAAGTCCACAGTTGTATCAGGTAGCGTCATGAAAGAAGCCAATCCGATAAACTGGTCAATGAGGCTGAACTCCTTGGATGTTGCAGCACTGGAATTCATCGTGAACTCACTACTGGCTGCAAGTGTAGGTAAGCCAAGAGAATGAATGCAAATAACATCATTGTTGTTAGTGCCACTAATGCTCCCTGTAGCAAGGGCAGGTACAATCTTGATTTTCGTTACAGTGTCCAATGTGTGGTCTACAATCGTGTAAGTGCGCCCACTAAGAGACTCGTAGTAATAAGGTGAAAAGTTACCAGCGGAGCCGTGAAAGGTCATTCTACAGCCAATGAGCATCCCTAAAGGGACAGATAGTATACCAGATGCACCCACATCTGTATTGGCATTCCCGGTACCTGCGAAGGTAATCTCTGTGTAATCATTGCCAGCAGTGGTACTTGCAGAAAATGTCAGAGGTTCATTGCATTCCAGATACAATCCAGTCTCATGTCCCATGGTAACTTCTGAGACATCTCCCTTGTAATGCGCACCAAAGGTCATGGAATCGCCTCCGCTAGTATGACAACCTCTACTTGGAAGGTGTGTCGATACAACTTCTTGCTTCTGTCGCTTAAATCAGTGCGTGTTTTGAGAATCATGCGGTCAAAATTGACGCCGTCGCCTTTTCGCTGGGTATGGATGACCCTGCGCATCTCATTCTCTAATTTGCGCAATCGGGAACGGCCACGCGTAGTGCGCATGTCCACAGTGATATTAACGCGAGTTGTGACAAAGTTGTACAGTAAATCAGGCACTTCTTCATTCAGTGCTGTTTCGTAGCATAGAATAAAGTCGCTACGTTGCAAATCTAAGCGCTTGCCTCGCTCTGGCCCCTCTGAAGCAATGTCCAAAATGACAGGCTTGATGTTGTCACTGTTTGCCCGATTCCAGTTGTCTTTGAGAATATCAATGACGGTATTGAGTGGCTCTTTCCATGTTGCTACCATACCATCACCTCAAGCGAACACGACTATCTCCTTGTATCGATTCAGAATCTCCATCGCTTCTTGGCGATACAGTTGAATCTTGGAACCAAGGTCAACATTCTGTGTCCCTTCAGGGATAAGCACTGAGCGGTCATCCGCCATGAGAAGTTCCGAAGCCGTCAGTTTGGTTGCGGCTTCTTCAATCGCCTTCTCCAAATAGCGTTCTCCATAGATATAGGATACCTTGACAGCATTCCACTCAAAGAATGGATAAGAGTTGTTGAAGTAAATGATGCCCATTTCAGAATCCAACCACCAATCTTTGAGTCGTGCTTGGTCACCACCCGCATCAGAGAATGCACCAATGTCAGATTTAAATTGGTCTTGGGTAAAAGTGTATGAGCCGTCTGAAAGACCGACACCACCCAGTGCTACAACACCTCCTAGCACAGTGCCGTCATTGGATGTGTACCCCATGACAATACCGTCTTTCCGAATCAGACCATATTCAGTGAATGATGCAGCGCCTCCTGAAGCAAATGTAATTGAACTTCCTGAGCCGCTAAATGTGGCTGTGCCCGTAACAGTAGTTGTCTGGGAAATAGTTATGTTGGTGTTATCTGTAACAGCAATAGTAGCATTTTCACCACCTTTTGTTTGCTGCATACTAGTAATTTTGAGTTTTCTATTACCATAGTCAGCATTGGCCGTAGCCAAAAACTCATTATGGACATGGACCGAAGTAGAGCCAGTAGAAGATGAGCCATCAGGCTGAGTGTAAGTAGTGCCATCAGGACTATCTGCATTTGCAGTAAATGTAACAGTACCCCTGTTAGTTCTGTCCTCTTTATTGATTAAGTCTGCAAGGTTTTGAGCAGTTACCACACCATTGAACGCAGCATTCCACTGCTGCGTGTTTGTACCCACTGCCAATTCAGCGAAACCCCCTCCGCCCGGACATAAGAATAATTTGTCTCCTGCTAAGGCTGAGTAGTCTACAATCTCAAGGCGAGCCTCAGCACCCGCTAGTTCTCTGTAATTTTCACCCTGCCAGATTTCTAAGCGTAGAATCTGCTGGACATTGCGGAAGAGCAGGGGTGTTGTACCTACGTAGTCTGTATAGTATCGACGACGATAGGGCTTGTAGGTATCGAAATTGATGTACTCAGCAGCCACTAGATAGGGCCTCCAAGCATTGTGGGTGATGTTGTCAATGCGGTCTTGAATCTCTTTGATACGTGTTTCTACAATAGCCTTGGTCACACCACGGGTCTTGCCGTTGGTGAATGATGCTGTGTTCTGAACGTAACCATTGTCCGCTGTTTCGTAAAGACCCGGATTTATGGCAGAAGAAAATGATAATTTAACACCACTTGTGCTTGTAGTGATGGTGGTAATGTCGCGCTCTAAACCCAACGGGTCGGTGTCGCTGTAAATGAGTATAGTGTCTCCGACCGCAAAGCCGTGGTCACGATAGTCCCCACCTGTTACAAACACTGCATTTGCTTCTGCATTGGAGGACATCAGTACAGCCTCTCCTCGACCTACACCAAGCAGGTCAGCGACCTTCTGAGCAGTCGTATAGACGATTGCTTCAGGCTCTAAGGGTCGAGTTTCTGGCTCACCGGGACTGAATACTACGGGCATGGTTCACTCCCCTCATCTGAGCCACAGTGTACCTTCCCAATAACCTATTCTCTTGTGCTCAAATTGTAATCCATCTGAATACCGCAAGTACGGCACTTGTCAACCCAGCAAAAGTGAAGCATGCCACAGTGCTTACAGCGTGTTCCTGCACCGATGTTGAGGACATCCCCAGCATGTTTGTTGCGGTTACGCTGCTTGAGTGTAACACCCTCAAGGGGGTTATCTTCATTGGTGCGTACAGAAGCGCCGTATGACTCGTTAAGTCGAATACCGCGCTTCTGTAAGCGCTCAATGTCCTCAAGTCCGAGGTTGCCAAAGGCTTCCATTCAATCACGCTCAGGAGATTGTATAGGTTACCAGCACATAGAAGTTCCCTAGTACTTCAAAAACCTGAACGTCGTTGATACTACTCGTACTACTTGCATCGTCACCGGGAGGCAGGGCTTGTATGCCCGCTTCTATGAGTGCATTGACGGTTTCGTCACTGAACTGCTTTGGGGAATAAGGCCCCAGTGTCGCAGTCTCAATCTTGGTAAATCTTGCCATGGAGGCTTACACCCCCATCAGCGCTTACCAATTGCAGACCAAACACCGTCATCGCTACCACTTTCAGTGAAGTGAATTGTGGTACCTACGATACTGACTGGGTTGGCTTGTTCAGTGGTTGTTGAAGGACATACGAATGCCATAACTACAGAACTTAAGTGTGAAGATACATCAATTGATGTGTCGCCATTAGCCCAAGTTCCTGATATTAGCATCAAGTCGCCTATAATATGAGTTCTGCTGTCTATTGTTATTGCCATTATTCTTCATCTCCTGTAATTTGTTGTTCTTCAACTTCCTCTGGAACGTCAGCCGGGACTTCTTCTTGGACTTCCTCGACGGCTGGTTCAGGCTCAGGGGCTGGTGGGTTTAGTGTTTGTGCTACAAGTCCAAGCAGTTTGCTCTTCGTTGCATATCCACCCACTTCAGCACCCTGTGCCTTTAACCATGCCGTGATGTCCTTTTTGGTCCACCCGTTGTCAGGAAGGCCGTCACCATCGTCTACCGTGACACCCTCATCGCCTTCTACTCGGAAAGCGGTGGGGTTGCCACAGATAGCACGACGGTATGTATCGAGCCACTCTTGACTGACCTCCTCAGTAATGTTCCTTTCCCATTGGCCAGCGTTATCTGGACGCCGACGCAAAAAGAAAGGACCAAGGTAGGTTACCAAAGGCATGTTGAATCAACTCAGTTGTAGAACACCAATAGTTGTGCAGACCCTACGGCTCCGTCTGTCTCCATTGTGACGACGAGGCCAGAGTGGTTACATCCAACTCCCTGTGCTACATTTGCGTCACCATTAGACACGAGTGCGCTAATGATTGCAGTAGCGCCACCACTTAGTGTTACTGTGTTACTATCTGCTACATCTGCAAGTCCAATGAGTGCCATTTTTGGGGCTGGGTCATATCCAGTTGCTCCATCTGAATTAGATGCTTGGAAGGTTCCGGGGCCTCCGCCGGGATAAGTTACATCGGCTGCTCCGTCTTGCCACTCGTCTGTATCTTGAGAGCCTGCTCGTAGTTCCCATGCGCCATGCAATACTGCTGCCATGCTTCCACCTGCTGCTGTTACTGTCAATTGTTGTGCCATAATTAATCATCTCCTGTTTTATTCTCCATAATCCTCACTGCAAGTCGCGGATTGAACCTTGACCTCCAAAGAAAGTAGTCCAAATCTCACCCATAGTTCGGTAGAGACCTTCTTGTCCAAGGCGGTTGATGGCGAATGGGTCACCAGTCTCAATGCCAGACTCAAAGTATTGTGTGGGCTTACCAGTACTGAAGTACAAGTAATCTGTGTCCATCATGTAGATACGGCTGATGCCGTCAGATGTCATCTCCTTGGTTGGAATGATTGGGACACCGTTGTAGGTAGCCACAATGAAACCAGCCTCGACGCCGGGAACACCCTTTACGCCGTTGTAGGTTGGGACAACACGCTTTTCTTCCATGAATCGCTGTTGGCTCTGTAGTAGTTGCTGGATGCGCATTAGTGTGTCATATCCAGTCAACATAACCTTGGGGTTACCACCACGAACCCAGATTCGCTGGAACATATCGTCAAGAAGGTCAAGACTGAGGGTTCTGTTGGTTGATGTGTTGGACACAGCGTTGTTGCTGTGCTCAGCGTTCGACCAAGAGTTTGCACTCCGGCTGATACTGTAGATGTCTAGGTCTGCATCGGCGCTTAGGTTGTCGTGTCCGTTGACTAGACCAGTTGTGGTAGTTGCGTTGTTACTGTATGCAGCCGTTACACGGTCAAGCGACTCGATGTCGTTGCCTGCTGGGGTGTCTACATCAGTAAGTAGCATATCGTTGATGTGCTCTGCGTGGTGTTTGCCCATCTCTTCTTTGAGAACTGAGCGGATGTCACCTAGACCATCATCCTTGTCGTTAAGGAAGATTGCAACTTCGCTCATATCGAATGAGTGAGCCACAGTCTTGGGCTTTGCAGCCACATGCTGGAAAGTAGGCTTGGTGGTTTCTGGTAGTGTACCGTTCTCAGCAATACCGCCGCCGACAGTCTTGGAAGGCTTTGCGGTGACAACGCGCCATCCGCTTCGGTCCCAAGGCTTCTTGGGTAGAACGCTGAAAGCGTTGAATTCTTGGTTCAACTGTGACCATACCTTTCGTCCGTAGATTGCTTGGTAGGTACCAGCCGTTGTGCTTAGGAGCGGTGCATCCGCTTTGAGCAACTCTGAGCCACTGTAGGAGTAGCCCATTGAACTGCCAGCGCCGTAGTAGTAACGCTCCATGTCATTTACTGTTCGCATATAATTTCGTGCCATTTTTATTCCTCCATTTTATTTGTGGAAACTCAGTTCCAAACACTCCCGGCCAATTGGTGTACTTGGTCCCAGTCCATGTTTGCTAGTTCTTCAGTGGAAGGGATTTCGACAGCGGATTGGTCAACTGCCTTTCGGAGAGTTGCTCCACCTTCTTCTGAAGTAAGTCCATCGATGCGAGTACCGAGGTCAGCGATTGCCTTCTCAATGCTTGCGAGAGGTCCACGAGCGTCAAAGGAAGAGGCTTCGCGTGCCTCTGCTTCTGCGCTGAGTTCCTTCTGTAGTCGGTCAGAGAACACTGTGTTCAAGTTACCCTTGAATTGTTGTTCTAGTGCTGCGGCCTTGTAAACTTCGTATGCTGCCTCTAGGTCGCTTGCTGATACGTTGTCAGGTGCTAGGTAACCCTTTGCAACTGCTCCGCCGCCGCCACTGTTCATGCGGCTGATAGCGTTAGTTGATGGGCTTCCGCCTTCTTGTGCGCGTCCTTTGACTTGTCCGCCAAAGTAGTTAGCGCCGTCGCCAATTTGTTCAGGTGTGCTACCAAGGTTGGCCTTGTTGATGTCATCAAAGTGAGCACGGGCTGCACCAGTGTCAACACCCTGAGACTTCAGTGTGTTTTCCATCCAGTTTAGGTACTCGCTGCTAATAACATCGGCGTATTGGTCATCACCTTTGTACATGCCTTTTTCTTCTTTGTCCATGTCTTTGTCATCTCCATTGTCTTTTTCGTCGGAATCGCCTTCTTCGTCTTTCTTGTCTTCCATGTGCTCTTTCAAGCCTTCAGGCATTTCGCCCTTTTCCATGTCATCCATCCGCTTGCTCAAGCGGTCCAAGACGCTGCCCAGTTCTTCCAGTGCATTCATTTCGTCACTCATTGTTGTGTCCTCCTTCAGTATGCGGAAGGTCGCTTCGGGATTGATACCCTTTTCGCAGATGGTTACCTCGTGCAATTCCAGTTTGGAGATTTCAGTGTAGTCACCATGTTGTTGGTCACTCTTACGCATGCGCTTGAACGCTTGCCCTCCAATACTGAAGCCACGAAGGGCCCCCTTGCGAATCTCATTGGCCACTTCACGGGCCTTTTCGATGTCATCCCTTAGTTGGATAACAACGAACATACCGGCGTCATCGACACCGGATTTCCATACACGACCGTCAGAGTCAGTGTATGAAGGAATCACACTACCAACCTGAATGTTGGAGTGTGCGAGTTGTACATTGCGGAATCCATCAGCCTTCATGAATCCATCAAAGGCATCCTTTAGGGCTCCGCGTGTGATAAGGTCACCTTGCTTGTCAACCATCTCTACAGATGCGTAACCTGCGATGACAAGGTCATTATCTGCCTTGACAATACTGATGCTTCCGCTGTGTTCAACAGGGGAAGTACGCATCTGAGTGGTCAGGACCATTACTGTCTATAGACCTAGTCATACTATTTAATCAACTATGGAAGCGAGCCGTAGAGTCAGATACCTCAAGTGTACCTTCCTTTAGGGGCACAGTCATGTGTTTAGCCCCCTCTTCTTCCTCTGTACCCGGTTCTATAGAGTAGTCTTGTCCGGGTCGCTTTTTGTTGTCATAGTCAGGCATGGTCTTTGCATCATGTAGGTTTGTAGGACCAGTAGGCGATTCTATAGGAGTTGCATACCCAATGCCCAAGCCCATTGTACCTGTAGTCGTTGTGCCAACAGAACCAACACCACTCTTGAGCATCTGTTCAACAAGTTTCAAGCCTTTGACCAAAACCTTCTGTTTCTCGTTCTTTGCCCACCAATTCGTATCTTTGATTTTCTTTGGCTTGATGAACGGCTTGGCCTCACCGGCTTCATACCCATTGTCATGCACTTCTTCTTTCTCAGCAATGTCAACATCTGCCTTGAGCATTGCGCCCGCCACAGGCGCCCAATAGGGTCTTTGACTTTCAGCCAAACGGATGAGATAGTGATTGGGGGCCAGCGGACTATGCATGGTCCATAGACTTCCAGACTGTGTGGTTTTGTACACAACATCACCCTGTGGCATTGTAATTCGCACTCCACTGGCTGTACGCTGAACTTCACACAACCATTGCTCAGATTCCGACTTGGCCAGTAAAGCAAGTGTTTCCTGACTTACCAGTCCTTCACCTTCTGCTTCACTGACAATTTCTGAAGCGGATACATTGTACAGTTTCTGACCATTGGTTTCCATTTCGCCTACGTTGGCTACATTGACACGTACATGGTCGCCAACATTGAACTTTTCAGAACTATCGAATGCAGCACCCATATCCATGTAGGTATTGCCATCAATCTCAACACCACGCTTACCAAGTGATTCATCTTGTGTAATTGGTCCAGTACCCAATCGATATGTGTAGGGGCCGTTGCCTCTGCGTTCAAGAACCATGAGTACAACATCATTGCCGGGACTGAGCAATACCCACTTGGGTTGTCGAAGTTCTCCAGCCATGTAAGTAGACTTGGCATCTCTGAGTAAGATTCTATCATGCTCTTTCTGCAAATCAGTCACTGTCAATTCTAAACCAGCATCATCTGTAAGACGCGTATCACTTGCAGATGGAACATGCACATTACCAGTGCCTTCCATTCCACCACGAATAATCTTGATGCGGTCTCCAGTTGTCATATCATGGACTTCTTTATCATCAAACTCTAGTACATCAAAGATGTAGTATCCATCCTCTAATTCAATAACGTCGACTCTGAAGTCTTCATCAGCCACTTTCTTGAAGTTGTCTTTGGTTTCTTCAGACAAGTCGAAGTTAGATGATGTGACCTTGTCATCTTCCTTAATGACAAACCCACGCTCACCTTCAGGCATGTGAGAAACCACCCAGTCGCCTGTGAATCCACGAAGGTGCTCAAGGTCATCCAACTCAAAGATACGATGCATGGGTTGCAATAGTGGAACCTTGTCCCCCAACTCCTTGCGGATAATATCAGGATTGGTCAAGGCTGCTAGATTCATACCTTTCTTCATGGGGTCTTGCTGATGGCGATAACCATCAACAGGATGTGGCTTAGTTTGATGGCTCATTCGCTCTTCCCTGTCCATTTTTCGTCCTGTTTCCCCCGTATGATGAACATAATTAGGATGTAAAATATGAGCAAGGTCAGGGAAAACTGTACTCCAGAAACTCTGGAGTGGTCCATTCAAACGAATATCACGGGGCTCAGTTGGATGAATTGTAGCCTTGCCGTTGTGGTCAATGTGAAAATCAAAAGTTGTTTTGACTTTATCTCCCAAGTGATGATTGAATCCAGTTGAGTTGTATAGAGAGTGAATAACCGATTCTGAGCGAGAATCAATAGGTCCTAACTTTGTCTCTACAGGTGCGCCCTGCACTTTTGCGTCAACAGCCTTAACGCGCTTAGGTTCCTTTGTTGGGTCACTAACCAAAACTGAATTAAGTTTCTGCAATGTTCTGTAACCAACTCTTCGGTTTTCATCAGCCGGATTTCGCTTTTTGTAGTATACCTTCCCTTTGACATTCTTTAGCCATGACCTTTCAGGAGGAAATCTAGGGTCAGTCGAATGAGAAATATGAG